GTTCGCGATGTAACTGCGGTGATGGAAACATCTGTAGTAGCGGTCGCGATTTGGGCGATTGCGATTTGGATGTCGCTTTCTGTGAGTGTGGTTGTGGTTGCGACGGTTCCGGTTCCGGTGACGGTTACGGTTACGGTGACGGTTTCGGTTCCGGTAATTTGGATGATCACTATCTTACCGCGTTGTTGAATTCCGTTCCGGTTGAAACTGGAGTTGTGCCTGCGTTTTGGCGCTCCAATATGCACGGTTTTCCGGCAAATGGAGGTACTGGACATCAACGCAAGGTGGGGATGGTTGAAGAAATATCCGGCGTGTTTCAGCCCTGCACTAAGACCGCGTTGCACGGAACCCATAATCCCAAGGCTTGGAAGGGTGAAAGGTGGTGGATTGTTGGGCTATATCAGCCGGTTGCTGTTGACGCTAACAAATTAGCTTCAGCAAAAAGAATAATTCTTCGCGACCTAGGAAAGTGTCCATTGGATTAAAGTGATGCCAAAAGTGTTCCTGACCCTAGGTCGCACAGGGGACTTGATTCTCCAGCTTCCGTTCCTGAAGCATCTTCGTGATTCTACGGAAGAAAAGCCGGTGGTCGTTGTGTCTCGCCAATACGCTCCCGTCCTTGAAGGCGTGAGCTACGTTGATGCCGACATACTTGACGTGGATTGGTATGATGGTTTCCAGCAGGCGCACGCTTATGCCCAATCCAAATATGGGGAGGTGTGCGTCACTCAATGTCATGCGCCTAACATGACCAACGGTAGGCTCTGTGCCACCTTCGGCCAGGCTATATGGGTTGACGCTGGGTTCCCGGATTCTTACGGCAAATTCCCCACTGTGTTCGACCGGCGAAACAATGCGCGTGAAGAGCGGTTGATGAGTCGTTTTCAGCAATCAAAGCCTTTGCTTCTTTACAACTTTACCGGCATATCATCGCCCTTCCCACATACGCGCACTATTTATGGCCTACTCACCCGATGTTCCCGCGACTTCTCCTTGATCGATATTGGGAAGGTTCACGCTGAACGCATCTTCGATTTGCTGGCACTCTATGACGCTGCTGCCGGACTGATCACGATTGACACGGCCACGCTTCACCTTGCCGCTGCGTCGAAGGTTCCTATGCTGGCATACACGGTTGACGGCTGGAATAGCGCCGTGCCGCAAGGCGACAATTGCCGGATGAAGATTCCGTATTCCCACGCGATTCGGCAATTGAATGCAGTGCGCGATTTCGTTAACAGTTTACCGCGAGAGAACAAAATGCCGCCCAATCTCCTGACCAAGGTCAAACCGCCAAGGGACATTGTTGTCCGGCGCACAGCGGCCATTGGGGATGTGCTTTGCTCAACCGTTGTAGCCGCTCGTTTAAAAGAACTCGGCTATCGGCCAATCTTTCAGTGTCACAACGATATTCATTGCGTGTTGCGCCGGTGCCCGGATGTGGCGGAAGTGCGACCATGCAACACACCGACAATGGTCAATCTGGATGGGGCTTACGAAAAGCATGGTGGTCGTAAGCAGCTTCATTTTCACGATATGTTCTATCGCTCAGCGACCATGCAGTTACAGCGCCAGCGCATTGACCTCGGGCAACCCTATAATTGTCGCCCCAAGCTCATCCTTCATCCCGACGAAGTAACGCAAGATCGGGCACAGTTCGAGAAGCATTCAAGACCATGGATCTTCATTGTGCCGCGCAGCGATTCTTTCAACGTCCGAACGTACCCAGACTACGCATGGACGCAAGCCGCTGAAAAAATGGTGGGCACCAAGTTCTGGTTGGGGCGTCACAATGCCCCTCCGGGTCCGTTCGTGGATCTGCAATGTCGGCACCTAGATAATCTCATTGTTTGGATAGCAAAGGCCGACCTCGTTGTAACCGTTGATACAGGTCCGATGCACGTTGCTGCCGCCTTGGGCGTGCCTGTGATTGCGCTTACCCAGTCATCCCGTCCAGAACTCCATCTCAATGACCAAAACGATTTCCAGACGATTGAGCCGAAGCTGGATTGCCTCGGGTGTATGGAACACATCTGCCCCAAGAATCGAAATGTGCCACCCTGCTGGAACATCAGTCCGGACATAATCGCTCAAGCTGTAAACTACCGTATTGCCGCACAGTCTAACGATTGGATTTCGGCCATCGTTCCGATTTATCAGCCGAACGTGCAAGTGCTCAATCGCTGTTTGGCTTGCCTGCTTCCGCAAGTCAATGAAATCATCGTTGCGGCTGAGGCTAAGTCAGTGATACCACTAGGCATCATGCAGAACCCGAAAATCCGAGTCGCAAAGACCAAGCGAAGCGGTATCGGGTTCTCCGGCAATGCCAACCTTGGCGCTCGCAGCAGTGTTGGGAAGTGGCTTCTGTTCTGCAATGACGATGCTTTCCTTGATGACGGCGCAGTGCAGAAAATGCGTGATGTAACCAAGCCTGATACTGGCATTGTGTCCAATTTACTCAGGTATCCAGATGGAACGATTTATCATGCTGGAAAAGTCCGAAGCCCCGGTATGCGTGGATGGGGTCATATTGACCATAAACACCGCGATCATACCTTTCGCGATGTAACGGAACTGGAGAATTGTTGCGGGTGCGTGGTGCTCACTCCGCGCAAGGTGTTTTATGATGCTGGCTGTTACGATGAAGAGATGAAGATTTTCGCGCAGGACGATGCCTACGCCTTGAGCGTTCGAAAGCTTGGGTATCGGATTTTGTTCACCCCGTTTTCAACCGGGACGCATCAGGAACATGCGAGCGTCAGTAAGCTCGGGAACATCGGCGCCTATGTTCAGGACGCCAACCGCGTGTTCGAACGCAAGTTCGGGCGATACTTCACCCACAACATCAACCGAGTTCCCGGAAATTTCGACTACCTGAAACAGTGACCTTATTCATCAAAGGAACCCATGTATTGGAAACGAACCGCCTGCCGCGCCTGTAATTACGGTGCCCTGAATAATTTTGGTGGCTTCAAAAAAGGCAGCAGCGCCGAAAAGCTGATCCCTGTTTTCAATCTTGGCATACAACCGTTATCCAACGATTTTTGTAACGAGACCGATGAGCATAACGGGTACGCACCTTTGGAAGTTTTGTTCTGTCCGAAATGCAGCCTTGCCCAGCTCTCCGTCACGGTTCGACCTGACATTCTCTATTCGAATTACAAGTACGTCACATCTCCGAGCGACATGATGCACCTGCATTTGGAGCGGCTTTACGGAGAACTAAAGCAACGCGCCCCAAACAATATGCGGAATGTGTTGGAAATCGGCTCTAACGATGGCGCATACCTGAACATGATTGCGGTCCATGGGCATAAGGTATGCGGCATCGACCCTGCCGAGAACCTTCATCCCGATACAGTCGTATCTATCTGCGATGTGTTCTGCGACGGGAGCGCAGACTTGGCTAAATTCCACTTGGATGGACTGGCGGACGTGGTGATTGCGCGTCACGTATTCTGTCACGTAAACGACTGGTTAGGGTTCATGAAATCCTTGGAGACGGTCACGCACAAAGAGAGCGTCATATTCATTGAAGTTCCGTACCTCGGTGACCTCCTCGAAAAGACGCAATTTGACACCATCTACTTTGAGCACACATCATATTTGTCGCTAAAGGCCATGGCTGCATTGCTGGCTAGAACACAATTTGCGCTTCACGAGATCATGGACTTCGACATTCACGGAGGGGCCATGGGGTTGATCATCCGGCGCAAGGATTCTGGTGTACCGATAAACGAAAAGACATTGGATCGAGTTGCCAACGAGAACATCACGGAGGGCGATTGGCAGCATTTCCGTGAGCGTGTCACAAAGCTGATTTGCGAACTGAAGATCACCATCGCCAGAGCCAAGGCCAATGAAAAGGTAGGGTGCGCGTACGGAGCTTCAGCCAAATGCACGGTGCTGATGAATGCGTGCGGGTTTACCCGCAAGGACATAGCGTTTGTGGCCGATACCACAAAATTGAAGTGGTACAAGTTCGTCCCAGGCACGGACATTCCGGTTGTGGATGACGGTGCGCTGTTGCGGGAACTACCAGATTTCGCCGTTATGACAGCTTGGAATTATCGCAAAGAAATCTTGGAGAAGTGCAAATCCTACACGAACAAGGGCGGACGCTTCATCATTCCGATACCAGAGGTTGAAATTGTTCCATGAGCACCCTCGGAGGAGTAGTCTGTATTCGCAACGGCAACGAGCTTGATTTTTGCTGGCGAGAGGCCATCGAAAGCTTATTGCCAGTGTGTGACGAAGTTGTTGTCTGCGACGGAGAGTCCACGGACGGCACTCAGGAGCAGATCCGCGACTGGGTTAAGCGAGAACCGAAATTAAAACTCTGTGTTTATCCGTGGCCCGATCCAAAGGGCGACATTGATTTTTGGGTTAATTGGCTGAACTACGCACGCGAACACCTGACCACCCAATGGCACTTCCAGTTGGATGCCGATGAGATTTTAAGCGAGAAATCGTACGATGAAATTCGCATGTTCATTAACCGTTGGGAGAGACGCACGGCGAATTGCACCCGTTGGAATTTCTGGAAGGATCATCGACATCTTATCCCAGAAGGGCACTGTCTTGGTAAGCAGGTGATACGTCTTGCACCTGCCGATATGTGGCTACCGAGCGATGGTTGTCACGAAAACGGAAATGAGGCAGTCAGCCTCAAAATTGACACGCACATCCAAATATTTCACTACGGGTTCCTACGAAAGCGCGACAAGTTCTTCAAGAAAGAGCAACTGTTACAAACCTACTTCTTCGATTACTACGATCCTCGGCTCAAGGACGCTGAATCCAGGGATAAATGGATGGAAGAAATAAAGGGTGTTGATTGGATAAAGTATTTGGAGCCGTATGACGGAGAACATCCGAAGGTGATCCATCAATGGCTTAGAGACAGAGGCTACGAACCACTATGCAACTCGACTACACTCAATACACCACTGAATCAAGCAAGTGCCGACACTTGTTCCGACAGTACTGTCAAGGCATTGGAATAGACCTTGGATCGCAAGGTGAACCAGCGTTTCCGTGGCTCTGGTCGCTGGATCTTCCGCCCGATGAATTCGCGTATTATAACTCTAACAATCCACCGCGAGGTCCGATACAGCTTCGTGGCACAGCACGCAAACTTCCCATCGACACGGAATCTCTGGATGTGGTTGTTTCCAGCCATCTACTGGAAGATTTTCCAGAAGAAGAATGGCCTGCGTTATTCATGGAATGGAGTCGCGTAATTAAGCCGGGTGGCCATTTGGTAATCCTCATCCCTGACAAAGACCTTTGGAAAGCCGCCCTAGACAAAGGCCAGCCACCGAATTGTGCTCATCGAAGGGAAGGCGAGCCAGGGTTAATGTCGCGGTACGCAGCCTTATCTCAGATGGAAATTATTGAGGACAGGCTTACAAATTGCTTCGAAGGCGACTATACCATTTTAGGAGTGTTCAGGAAGCCATTGGTATGAAACAACTCATTCTCGTGTTTGGTCCTCGAAGCAGCGGCACGCGCTTCTTTACTGGCCTGCTGATTCGGTGCGGTGCAGTTGGGGATGACGGACACGAACAGCGACTTGATGCTATGTCTAATTATTGGTCTGGATATATTCCGAGGTGTTCATTCAATGAGGCATTTGAGTTGCTGGATGGGGGTGGATACGCCGTGCTAAGAAGGTCCATACCGCACGGAAGCGGTTACCCCAATATTGAACCAGAGCAATTGGGTTTTATGGATCTTGGCGTTGAAACTAAATGCGTGTTCTGGATGCAGCGCGACGTGTTTGCTACGTGCAAGAGCATGGTTGATTCCAAGCATGAGCGCACCATGGATGCCGCATTGGAAAGCGTCCAATTGGCCCTTGAGCGGATTGCGTTGCCAGTGATTCCAGTTACATACGAGATGTTGGGGCACAATCTTTACGTCAACAATCTCTTTAAGTTGGCTGGACTAAGCTTGCGCGTGAAAGGCCCAACTGGGTTTATTGACGGAAACCGAAAGTACTATGAACGAGATCAAAGAACAGATTCGAAAGAACCCAAAAGGGTTTGCCTGCCCGCATTGTAAATTCGACTTTGAAAAGCGGTTCGGGATCGTGGGGAGCAACGACCTTCAAAAGGGTCAGATTTGGGTCTGTGCAAACTGCGCCAACGTGTCAGTTCTAGGCGATGTGGACCTGCACCCGTTAACCAAGGAAGAGTTTGAAGCGTTCCCGAAGCCTAAACAGGTCGCTCTAGCCAGCACCGTTACCAAGATTAAGCAACGTATCGACGCTGGTTCAAGCTGGAATCCGTACGAACTTCCGAATAACGGGAATTGAACATGGAGGTGAATCCGTGAACTGCGATTGCATCACCAAAATAAACGCCAAGCTTCGGGAGAAAAACTTTAGACTGTGCGGGTACGCTTTCACTTTTCCACGTCTAGATCCAATCATAACGATTGCGACTGAATGGGTTGATTCCGACAAAGCGCCGAAAGGAAAGAAGCGGAGATGTCCCGCCATGCTCGCGTCCTATTGTCCCTTCTGTGGCACGCCTATTGAGCAGGAAAAGGAAGGCCCTTGTGAATCCTCGTAAATGCAAGCGTTGCGGTGGCATGTTCACTCCCTTAGTTACCATTCCAGAGTCACCCTGTTGCAACATCTGCATGGTCCGTAATCTCTTTGATGGCTTGAGTATGCCAACTCCTCCGCATCTCATAGACAAGTTCACGAAGCATCCGGCACTTACCCCAGAAGAATATCAATCGAAATTGGATGAGATTATCGCCAACAGGGGAAAGAAGAATGCCGCGCCAGCACAAAGATGAAACGCCCCGCAATGTGTTCGTTCACCCTTACACCAGCGCAGCTAAAGGAATATATGAAATACAATGCATGCTCCTGTAACGTTGGGACATGGCATATCAATGGCAGTATATCATGGAGACTTGTTTTTGGTGTGGCATTTAACAATGCCGCGGTATTGGGCTTGCATCATAGAAGTATTTCCATCTGGTTTGGTCCATTCGCGGTATTGATTTGGAAAGAAATCTATGATCAAGTCGATGCAGTTACTTCCTAGGTCTTTTCAGTTGGTTCTTCCGATTCCATACTGGATTCTGCTGCCGTAGCCGCAGATTGCATCGTCTTGTTCCTTACGTCAGTTAGTGTCTGCACATTCTTACGCTGTTGATCCGCCATAAACTTCTGTTGGGTCTGAGTCATCTTCTGCTCAAACTTCTGCTGGTTCTGAGTAAGCTTTTGCTGATTAAGAACCATGTCAGCCTGCATCTTCTGCATTACGGCTGGGTCCATACCGTTCTGCTGCTGCCGTTTCTGCGCCATCTCCTGCAACCGTTGACCCATGGCCTTGATCTCGTTGGTGATTCGCCCTAGCGCATCGTTCATTTGCTTCACCATCTCCGCATTTTCTTCATCCTGAGCGAGCTGCTGAATGAACGCGGACGTGTAATCGACGCAACTTTGTAGACCCATGACTTTCTCCGGGGTTCCAACCCCACCCATCAGTGTCATAATCTGTTGCACAGTTTGATCCATCAATCGAAGCATGGTTGTTACGACTTCTGCGGCGATTAATCCCGGCTTAGGTGTCACCATCGAACCCGACATGAGAGCGCCAAACACGATTTCCGTGTCATGCATCGTGTCGGTGATTGGAGGCGTAGCATCGAGCGGTGCCAATTGGTTGGCCCGCTTCGGGTCATGCGTGAAGGAAAAGACATAATCGTGAAGAACCACTTGTTGCGCTTCGGGGTTCAGCATAGGACGAATGCTCATGAGTGCCTGCGCCTGAGCCTGCTCCAGTTGGCTATTGCCATTCCCGAGCACGCGAACGGGCTGAATATCCCAGCGTGACGAGTTGATCCACTTCTCTGGTATGCCAGCTTCTTTGAGTTCGTTCTGGAATCGTTTGGCATCGAAATCCTGTGTAGGTTTCTTGGTAAGGCGACGGCAAATCTCTTCGTAAGCGAACGTCTCTTGCAGGTAAGACAGGTTCAGCATTGAGCCGGTCAATCGCGTAGTCTGTTGCAGGAGCGTGGATACTTCAAAAGCCGTGCGTTCCTTGTTTGTCCCGGTATCAATGTCCTGCGTGTATTGCTGCGAGCCTTCCCCGATAAGCTGTTTGAGTGTCGAAAGCTGAAGCTGAAGCAGGTTGTAATCAATTGAGTAACGCTGATCTTTCGTCACGAACGAAAGACCTTCAGGGATGATACCGTAGTTGATCCCAAGATAAATCTGGTCCAGTCGAGCGCGATCAACCGGATCTTGAGCGCGGAAGAGTATCATCAAATCT